AGAGGGAAAGCAAAAGTCAAAGTAACCGCATCTGGTAAAAAGGTAAGTTATGGCCAAGCAGGTAAAGCTAAAGGTGGTGGACCAAGAGTTAAACCAGGAACATCTAAAGGCGATTCATATTGCGCTAGAAGTCTAGGTATCAAGAAAGGACTATCTAAGAAAAAACAAAACGATCCCAACACTCCTAACAATCTATCAAGAAAAAGATGGAAATGTTCAGGAGCTACATCTAAAAGAAAATAAGGAGATACTATGCCAAAAGGACTATACGCAAACATACACGCTAAAAGAAAAAGAATTAAAGCTGGATCAAACGAGAAGATGAGAAAGCCAGGAACTAAGGGCGCACCCAAAGCTAGCGCTTTTAAGAAAGCAGCAAAGACAGCTAAGAAAAAGAAGTGAAGTTTATAAGTAACCTTATAGATATATTTTTAGAACGCTCTTGGCAAAAAAAAGAAGATAGACTAACCAACAAACAATGAACGACATGGTAGCAATCATAACCGAGCTAGGTTTTCCTATAGCTGCCGCCCTAGGTCTAGGTATGTTTGTTTGGAAGTTAATCAATAGAATTATTGATGGCATGGAAACTAAACTTGACACCCTAGACGACAAACTCAATGGTACTCTTGCCAACCTAGAAGATAGACTAGGCACAAAACTAGACACACAACATAGTATATTGGTTGCTCTTATAGATAGAGTGCGTAGTTTAGACAATGAGATAATTAGACAAGACACTATGATTAAAACTATACTTGGTGTACCGCAATTAATTAATAGCGACAAGATTGCAAAGGCAGGTAGAGATGACAAAAGAAAAGATTGATAGAGAAGAAGCAGCCAAAGTAAGAATATTTGCTTGGTTGATGCTTACAGGTTTAATTATGTTTGCATTTATCATTGCACAGAATTTACATTCAGACGAAATGGTACACAAGTTTAAGTCCCCTTCATTCTCTGGCATTGGCACATCTGCACATTACCTTACTATTGAGAACCAACAGTACACTAGGAAGATGACTGTAAAAGCAGAACTCAAAGCAATACAAGACGAGATAGAAAGAGACAAAGAAAACACAACACTAGCTAGATTTATTCGTAACCTAGAGTCAAGAATCTATGCACAACTATCAAGACAGTTAGTAGAGAACCTGTTTGGAGATACTGCAAGCGATAGTGGTGTCCTAGAGTTAGAAGGTAATAGGATAGAGTATAATGTTGTAGACGGCATAATAACTTTAAACATTACAGATTCAGATGGTAACACGACAACTATATCTCTCCCTATCGGTAGCTTTACTTTCTAGCTGTGCGTTAATAGTAGATCCCTTAGAAAACAACTTACCACCATTCCAAAAGATAGAAAAAGCAAAGATAGATTCTCTGCTTGTTCCTGGTCTTGCGAACATAAAAACATCTAACGAAAAGAAGCCAGTTGTAGCTATCTATGCAGGTTCTTTTACAGACCAAACAGGACAAAGAAGAAGCAATAGTAACTATGCAACCTTCTCGTCAGCAGTAACCCAAGCACCAGACGCATACTTAATTAGAGCCTTAAAACACGCAGGTAGTAACTATGATGGTTTCTTTGAAGTAGTAGAGCGAGTAGGTTTAGACCATGTAACTAAAGAGCGTCAAATCATTAGAAGTGCTAGACAACAAAACAAAAACAAACAGAAGCTACCAGATTTATTGTTCGCTGGTTTGATAATGCAAGGTGGCGTGATATCATATGAAAGTAATATAAAAAGTGGTGGTGCAGGAGCTAGATACTTAGGCATAGGAATGTCTAGGCAGTTTAAGCAAGATACTGTAACCATATCTTTAAGAACTGTATCTGTAAGTACAGGTAAAGTGTTACTAGAAGTATTAGTAACCAAAACGATACTAAGTGCATCTATCGATCAAGATATATTTCGTTTTATTACTGACAGCACCGAACTAGTAGAAATAGAGAACGGATTAGTCAGAAACGAGTCAATCAATATAGCACTACAAACAGCAATAGAAACTGCTGTGCTACAAACAATAAGAGAAGGAACAACCAGAGGATATTGGAAGATTGATGAACAAAAATGACGCATATGTAGTAAGTTACTACAGTTTATTAGGAGTATTATTTTTTAGCTTAAATGCTTACTCCGCAGACAACGAAATATATGTAGACCAAAGTGGTTCTACAGCTAACATAGATTTAGAACAGCTAGGATCATCTAACATTATTGGTGGTCTAAATTCTGTCGCAGGAACGCTAACAGCACTAGACCTTGATGGCATAAACCTAACACTAGACATAAACCAAATCGGTAATACCAATAAGTTTCTTGGTGATATCTACGGAGATAATGTAACAGGATTCTTTGAGTTTGATGGAGATGGTAATAACTTTACTATACAAGGCGACCCAGATAATACTTATGGTATAGATAACTCTGATTACAATGTTGATGTTACTGGTAACTCTAATACATTTACATTAGATACAGGAACAACAGCTCTAGCATCTGGTCTTGACCTAGACTGGATTATTAATGGCGACGGCAACACTTTTGATTTTGATATAAACTATGATGGTGCTACTAACTATGTAGATGTAGATGGGGATAGCAACACAGTAAACTTTACAGGAAGTGGCTATGCAGGAGGATATTTCTACCTTGACCAAACAGGAAACAGCAGAACATTCAATATCATCCAGTCGTCAACTCTCGCTGCTGATTGGTTACAGATTAATTCTACTGGGTCTAACGGGACTGTTTGTGTCGTTCAAAACGATGGCGGAGTCTCAACCAGCTGTTGACGTAGGAAACATATCTGAATTAACAGGTTCTGCTAGTGTTTTTAGGGAAAAGCCTTATAATGCCGAGCTAGAATTTGACATCCAACAGAACGATGAAGCTATAACGACTAATGGTCGTATGGCTATTACTTTCTTAGATGATTCAAAAGTAAAATTAACAGAAAACTCGCAGCTGACTATTGATGAATATATCTTTGACCCCAATCCCAGTAAATCTAAAATGGCTATTACCTTTGGTCTTGGTACGGCTAGATTTATTACTGGTAATCTAAATAAGATAGATAAAAACAATATAGATCTTAAAACCCCTACAGCAAACATAGCAATACGAGGTACTGATTTTACAGTTACAGTTGACGAAACTGGCAGGTCCTTGCTAATACTTTTACCAGATGAGTTTGGTATATCTAGTGGCGAGATACTAGTAACAACCGCAATGGGTACAGTAACCCTAAACAAACCTTACCAGGCTACAACTGTAGATGTCTTTGAGAAACCGCCAAGCTCGCCAGTAATCTTAGACCTATCACTAGAACTTATAGACAATATGCTTATTGTCAATCCACCTAAAGAAGAGGTGGTCATAGAAGAATCCATACAAACCAAAAAGAAAAACATACTAGACTTTGATGGTTTAGATGAGGACTTTTTAGAAGAGGATTTCCTAGACGCAACAAAAGAACTAGAGTTTACAGAGCTAGATATAAACTACCTAGATGTAAACTTCTTAGAGGACTTGCTAGATGTTATAGATGCACTACAAGAAATACAACAAGAGGATCAGTTAGCTCAAGATGCCACATCTACCAATATAGTTGGCACACAGTTAGGACAAGACTTATCCACACAGATAACATCTTTTATAACAGGGCAAACGCTAACGCTTATGCGTAGTGTTAGCGATACAGCTAGATTGGATATAGATACCTCTGGTAGTTATACTGTTATCTTTATACAAGATGGAACATCTAATATTATTAAAATAAATGGTGGTACTGGCAGTACTATCAAAATCACTCAAAGTAATTAATGAAGCGACTACTATTCACAATACTTATAATACTAGTATTGCCTTTGTTATATCAGTCAACACCAACAGAAATACTAAAGCTAAAAGTATTTGACTATCTTGTGCCAAAGCAAGATCCTTCTGGTTACTTTACTATTCTTAACATAACCGAAGAAGATATAAACACAGAAGGTGGTTGGCCTATACCTAGGCAAAGGCTAGGAGAAATACACAAAGAGATTATGGATGCTGGTGCTATGGGTGTGGGTTGGGTTGTAAGCTTTCCGCATCCAGATAGATTTGGTGGGGATAAGATTTTTAAAGAATCCTTCTTACATGGTACATCTATTTTGGCTTCGTTTGAATACCCAAATCAAATATACCCAAAAACAGTTGGTACTGTCATCAAAGGTCCTGATGTTGGTGGTATGCTTTCCAAGGGTGTAGTACAGAATACTTACAACCTTAGAACTAACTATATACAAGAAGGTATATCTGCTGCACCCACCGATCTTGACAATCTAGTCAGACGAATACCACTACTACTAAAAACACCAGATGGTTATGTTTCTTCTTTTGGTACAGAAGTGTTAAAAGTATTAACAGGTGCTAAAACTTACATTATCACTACAAATGATAATGGTATACAGGAAATATTAGTTAGAGGAATACCACCAGTCAAAACAGATAACCTTGGTCGTAAATGGATTAGTTGGGTTGATACACCACAAACAGATTTAAAAGAAATGAATGTTGCAGGTAAGTTTGTATTTCTTGGAATTACAGCACCAGGAATCATGCCACAAATCGCAACTCCATCTGGATTACTAGAGCCACATAAAATTCAAGCAGCATTATCCGAGTCAATTCTTATAGAAAACTCTCCAAGAATTCCAGAATGGTCTTTGGCTGCCGAAATTGTGATTTTCGGAATTTTTGTGTCGTTGACATGGCTTGTAATACATTATCTCAATATAGTTAAGGGCGTAAGTATAGTTATAATTTTGCTCTTCACCACAAGCCTCTTAGAAGCTTATAGCGTTTACAAAGGTGTTTTATTGGATTTTACATGGACTTTTGTATGTCAAATCTTAGTTTCTACTATTGCCTTCTATTTAAGCTACAAAAAACAACATAAATTACGACAACAAATAAAAAAACAGTTTGAACATTATCTTGATCCAAGACAAGTGAAAGAATTACAAGAGAATCCAGACTTGTTAAAACTTGGTGGGGAGAAAAGATATTGTACATTCTTGTTTACAGATGTTCGTGGTTTTACATCTTTGTCCGAAACTTTAGAACCAGAAGAAGTAACAGAGATTATGAACAAAGCTTTGACAGTCCAGGTTAATGCTGTACAAAAATTAGGTGGTATGACAGATAAGTTTATTGGCGATGCTGGTATGTTTATATTTAATGCGCCACTAGACTTAGAAGACCATGAAGAGAAAGCTGTCCAAGCAGCAATAGATATACGAAAAGGTATGGCAGACGCTAACTTAGGCATAGAGATAGGTATAGGTGTAAATACTGGTTATGCGGTTATAGGAAACATGGGGTCTGACACAAGGTTTGACTACTCTGCTATAGGCGATGCGGTCAACACAGCAGCACGTTTAGAGTCAGCAACTAAGGAAGCAGGAGTTGACATACTTATTGGCGAGGCTACAATTAAGAAAACACAGAATGGTGTTTTTCACAAAAAAATATACGTCAAAGGAAAAAAGAAACCATTGAAGGTATATACAATAAAAGAGGAACTATAATGCCAAAAGGAAAAGGAACATACGGAACTAAAGTAGGTAGGCCACCAAAGAAAAAAGCTAAGAAAAATAAAAAATGATTGATAAATTAATAGGTCCAGTAAGCGACATAGTTAATAAGTTAATACCCGACAAGGATTTACAAGCTAAGTTAAACCATGAACTCAAAACTGAATTACATAAAGCGAATATGGCTCAAGTTGAGATTAATAAAATTGAAGCTAGTCATAAGTCTTTATTCGTTGCGGGATGGCGGCCGTTTGTCGGCTGGACTTGCGGTATTGCTCTTATGTACCATTTTCTATTACAGCCTATTATTATCTTTGGACTCTCCGCAGCTGGAATCACTTTTATATTACCATCCTTTGACATGGGATCATTAATGACTGTATTAATGGGTATGTTAGGACTCGGTGGATTAAGAACTTTTGAA